ATAAAACAGCCAGACAGACAATATAAATTGCCGGCTTTTGAAATAAAATAAAATTCTAAAACTACTTTACAAGACAAAAACACCACTAGAACAAACAAATTAATTACACTACGATAGACGCTAAAGAACGCTATCTGTGCGTAACAATTGGTTTTTATTTTTGTAAACTCACTCTAGTGTTTTGATAACAGTAATTTTAAGAAGGAGCTGGAGCAGCTCCACGATAAATGAGGGGAGTGCAAATAAAATATAGCAAATTAAAATCCTCCCCAATGCTCACAAAGTCAAGCACAGGAAAACGGCGAGACGATGTATAGTTAGAAGGAGTAAATATGGAAACATTAAGCGAAGGAGCGCGAGTCGAAACATTTTGCGCTACGTCTTGCACAGTCGTCTCTGTGCCAAGAATGCGTGTGTGCACATACTTACGGCTCGTATAATGTGGTACTTCCACCTCGAGCACGGGTTGATTAAAAGACGGAGTTAACGCTGTACCAGACAGACCGCGCCAGGGGTTATCTTGGATTCCCTCTGTCGCGTTGTACAGAAAAGTCACTCCATCACCCATGTTGTACGAATCGTGGTTGTAGACCACTCCTGTTGGGCCAGTGTCTCCCAAGCTTGCCGCCAACAAACCAGAACGATCAGGGCTCAATAGAACGTATTTATGGCGAATCCCTCCGCGATAACCCAGAAAGCACGGGGCCAAATGGTTAAGCAGAGTGTGACACGCATAATTGTACGAATCTCTTGCGCCATTCACAGCTCCTCGATATGGCGGAAAGCTTGACACTGTATACCTATTGACATAATCTGAGCCATTAACAATTGTTGGAGAAAGTGCACAACTGAGATTGTATCTCTTGAGCAGTGTTCTAAAACTCACCACTGTTTCCCCGAACACAACCTCGTCAACACGACTATCTACGTTCCCATTAGTTATGGGCGCGTTCGAAGAAACCAAGGTGGGATCTGCACCGCTTTCCGAAACAATCTCAGATGTGGATACAAAACGATTTTCCATTATTTTCTCTGCACAAGGCATAGCAACACGGAAATCGTCTCCAGCGCTAACATAAACGTTGACGTACACGACGTTATCAGCAGAGTTCTGTATCGTGGACAGCTCATTCAATACAAGAACTGCCAAGTTTCCGTTGTCCTGAGTTTCGTCCACTGACGAGTACGAGGAACCAAAAATGATACCATCCTCAGGTGCCCTATTGTTTTCCAAGTAAGGCTGAGCAGCACCGTAAGGCACTACCACAGTGAAGTCTCGCTGTTCCGCAATGTCCAAAACAACACTAAAGTTTTGGTTGAAAGGTGCAGAAAGAGAATACAACACAGGATCCCACACCACACGAAGTCTACCCCGGTGAAATGCCGAAGCAACAACCTCGAATCTATACTTAATGGATCCTCGCCAATACTTGAAAGGTTGGCTAAAATAAGCCAACGGGGTTAACGCATAGGCACCCGAACTCGTAGTGCTGGGGTAATGATACATAGGGTTCACTCCAAAGCCCATCAGTCTACCGTCAACTTGGTTTGATGGAGACCAAGTAAATGTAGTCAAATACCCTTCTTTACCCACTAACCTAGCCAACTGCAATTCGTCTCCTGTGTCAACACCCAAGGGGCTTGAGTCTATACACACCTCCTGCCGCCCGGTCACAGAAAGTTTTTGGACTGTTTCAGGAGCGTCACAATTTGCAAGTGAACTAAGATAGCGAGGAACGAACGGCTCAGGTGACCCTAGTAGAGGGGGTCGTGAGTAACCGAACATCTTTGCGACTGATGCACCAGCTCGTGTCACAATTTCAGTTGCCTTTGAAAAAGGACCAATGACAGGCAAAGCAGATGCAGCCGCCGCCACGTTGGCTACAGTCGTCAAGGTGCCAGAAATTGACAAAGGATTGGTCTTCGCAATGTCATATTCATCACCGTTCTTACGCTCTCCTCTACAGTGTTCAACTATCTCTGATGTGGAAGTGGGCAGATATAATTCAACATCCTCCATCCACGCCACTAGCGTGATCGTCAGTTCGCCTGTGCCCGCGTTGGCATGCTCCAACATATTTAAGTCATGTATGTACAATGTTCCCATGCGCGTGAGCATGTCTTCGTCTGTAAGATCAATCCAATCATTCGGCAAAAGCATAGGCAATTCCATACTCGCCCCTGTTGTTGTTGTAGCATCGAAACATACATGTGGCTTCTGCATAATCTGCATCCATTCTGCAGGGTCGGGTACCGAAGATACCGTGTATATCTCATCTACTGGGGCAAACGGGGAATAATGCATAACGAGTTTGCCATAATACATTGAATTGCCATTGACAAGAAGACGCACAACCATTTTCCCTCGCAGCCGGGCGAAATGGCTGATTTTCTCAGCGATCGTGCTCTCCAATAAGAAAAGTCTCCAAATATTACTCGCTTTGTAAAAATTAGTGCTAGGTGTCCATGTATCAGTAAAAATTCTGGTGGGACGAGACAAAAAGGAAGCCAAGTCGCCATCAGTTTCACCAGGGCGGCGTTCAGTTCCATTAGACATAGTCTGAAAGGAATTTTCGCGCAGTCCTGATGTATCATAAAATTTTAAGGTATTACATATAGTTTCAGTAAGCAATTTTCGTCTAAAAACGGGTACAGGTGCTCATTCTGTCCCCAGACCTTGTACATTGGTAAATACCACTGAGACGGAGTTGTACGAGTCCTCCGCCTTGGAACTTTTCTGGGGCTTTCCACAAACTCCCCCTCGCGACTTCCAGTCTTAACAAAGACTGGAAGTGGAAACACAAGTGGACAATTTTTCGCGAGCAAAAGTTGTCCACGCATCGTCTTCGAGCGAGGTCTCCCAAAAAGGGTCTACGCTCAGTTGACTAGGGCTAATCTTAGAAAACAATTGTTCGACTGGATCGCCCTCTACTAGGTGTTTGTACGAGACTTGTTCTGCAACCTCTTCCCCTTCACACAAGGCATAACAGAACTTTTTCCAGTACTCTAAACCTTCGAATCGGTGCTCAAGACAATCCGCTGCAACGGAATATATCAAGGAGCGTACGCGATCCGGGGCCCTGGACCGGGTCCAAACAATCCTCTTATCGATACTGGACCACGATAAAGGTGCGAACACCTTAAGTGGTCCCGGGACCCAGAGCCGTTTCAGAAACTCGACCTCATCGAGTCTCTGGTAGATGTGCATGTTGCTGTCCTTTGCTGTGTTCGTGTACGTCACACCAAAATTGCCCATTGTAGTGGCAACTGACTCAAAATTGAATCTTGGTTCGTCACGAACTGAACCTACGTGGTCGTCTCCGTAAACAATCAGAGCCACGTGCGATCGAAAATCAGTTATTGGTCGTTGGGTCACGATTTTCCACACCACCCTCAAGTATATCTGATTCAGAATAGAACTTATCTCGGCAGTTAGTGGTATACCTGACATAACCCAACCCACAACTTGCACCCACGTGCCATCAAACGCCATAAAAGATTGACACAGGCTCTCAACCAGTGTCCGTGTCGCCAATTTGTCGGTGTCCGTATAAAGCGGACTTTCGTCTATAAGATCCAAAAGCACCTGCATGGCGCACCGGACAGCGTCTGCGTTGTGACACATGTCAAATGAACCATAATCCCCTGCAATCACAGAATCGGTAGAGTAAGACGCCAGATATGAGTAGATATCTGACCAGTCCTTCCCAAATGCATTCGTACCGATGGCGATCTCTGCATGAATGGGATTTGCCTTAAGTGCCTGCAGGGCTGGACAGAAATACTTGCGAACCAACATAATAACGTTCATTGAGGCGGCATAGAAAGTGCGTGGTACCTTCCCAATTTTTAGCGCCTCATCCTTCTTAGTGGCGGTGAATAAACAAGGAACAGGGAGCCCTCGTTCCAAACAAGCCACCATCTCGTCAAACGAGCGCTGTTGCACATCTTTCAAGCCAGCAAACACTTGTTCGCCATCTTCGTTCGTGGTGTACATCATAAACTGGGATTTGGGACCGAAATGCGGACATCCAGCGGAAGTGTTCAATTCCATGTGGTCAATATGGCCCTCGCCATCTATACCACAAACGATTTGGTCTAGTGTCAACGGAGGGTACGCAATTTTGCATTGCTCTCGGATTTCTGCTGACCTAATTTTTGCGGCCTCGAGAAGCAAGCCCAAGGGGAAAGTAGACACCCCTTGCTCCATCGTTGTACGAGTTTTGACATAGTCTGTCCAATTACCGGCTAACACTGGTGGTCCAAAGCTTCTTAGCGTCGGATTGTCAAGAAACATGTGTACAATTTCGCTCAACCGCACAGTTGTCTTAGCTTTCGTGCGACGCTCACAATTCGCTATGGGTACATGACAAGATTTTTCCATGAACCGCATATGCGATTTTGGATGTATGCCCCTTGTGGATATAACAACACCCTCCACACTAGTGGGCAGCTCAGCACAAGCGTCAAAAT